CCAGTTTGGATTGCTTTTTAAGATCAGCAAAAGACATTTAGATTACCTTAGATTAGTTTGGATGTTTTGGATTTACTCGGATAGTATAGCAGAAATTCTCTCAGTCGTCAATATAGTCTTTGAGAGATCTGATTGTGGCATTCATACTATTGAATAAAGTCAGCATATCAGTCTCTGGTGGAAAACCCATCATTGAAACCGACTTGCGCAGATTATCTTTCATTTCGATGGCCTTTGGGTCATCAGAAAGAGATAGTCTAGTATACATCACTTGCTGTTTTTCAAGCAAGGATGAAAGTATTTCAACATGTTCAAGTTTTTGTTCACGGGACATATTACCGAAAGAAATAAAACTCTCGTAGATTTTTTCTTGCATTTCATTAATTTCACTCAGTTCTTCCTGAATGATTTCGGAATCAAAAAAGTCACTCATCTACAAGGTCCCTTAAAATCTTTTTGAATTTGAACACATCAATATTTAGAAAGGGAGAATATTTTTGGAGTTTTAAACTTACGGTTTCCCATACAGGATCTTTCAGTTCTTTATCAAACTTCTTTCTGAATGAGAATATTCTATCATAGATTACAAAAGTTTCAAGACTTATGTCTCCACCAAGAAATCTTTTTAAGATTATTGGATGACCTTTCGAGCAACTGAATAGATTCTCTAATTCGTTGTTCGAGAGTAATTCGTTGCTTTGTTCTTTGAACAAGTAAGTCAAACTCTGTTGTCTCTTTGTCCAGTCTGCGTAAGTCCTTTCTCCAGAACTGATAATTTCTCCAATCCATAAATTTTGTGGGTTGTCTGCGTATGCGAAATTAGATACAAGAAATTTTACGACTTCTTCATCATTATATTTACGACTGGTTTTCTCGAACCAATACTTGTCTCTTCTTTTATTGAATGAAGAGACACTTGCACGGGTTTTCGCACCATATCGGAAGAAGTCGTATTTTGGATTTGTAAAATGATTTTTGAGTGACAAATAATGTTGGTAGGTATCAAATGGAGTCACTTTCATCTTCTAATAATTCAAGGTTTTTAATACAATCCACCGATACTTTATGATCGGCAATTTTATACCAATATTTAAGTTGGCCAAGAGTATCTTCATAACATCCCAAATATGCCAAATCCTCAGACTGGTTTTCTCGCAACCAAGACTGAAGACGATGATGCATTAGTTCATCACGAGAAATCATAACGGCAATTTTGCTCTCGAAGTTGCTTTCATAAAATTAAGTCTTGTAGCATCCCACTTCAATTTTTCTTTCAGTGGTTTTGATACAAGTTTTGTGACTGATTCTACATCAAGTTCATTTAATTCACAATAATGACAAATAGCATCAATATAGTTTATTTTTTCTTCGGCAACAATCTTTTCGATTTCTAATGCAAACTTAGATGGTGTTAAAAATTTACTGTTAATTACCTGTTCCAGTTCTTTATTCGGTTCCATAGAGTTCCAATTTATCTCTAACAAACTTTCTAATATATTCGGTAAGAAGTTTGATGTACTTTGATTTGTTTCGTTCTTCGTAGACAACGCATTCTCCATTTTCACAAGCCATAATGATTACAAATTTTTTGACCGGAATACCAGTCATTTCATACAACATACATCCATATGCAGCACATTGTACAAAATAGTTTTCGATCCAATCTCTTGGTTTCGGTTTTTTCGAAGTCTTAAAGTCAATTATTGCTAATTCACCCTCGTATTCTGCAATACAATCGACGGTTCCAGCAATACCTAACTGCTTACTATATAGGGAAGTTTCTAAAGCATGAATATTATCAATATTATTTAAAGTACCTTTAGAAATCTTAAATAAGAACTCAGAAATAGGAGGAACTTTTGGCAACTCTATATTTTTTAGGTGACACTCAGTAAGAGTGTGCATATCAGTTCCACGACGTGTTGCAGCCTTTGTAACTCGATCTGCTTCTTCATTACCAACCTTCTTACGCCATTTAACAAAAATCTCCTTATTAAAATGACTGGTCACAGAAGTGATTGAGACCAGTCTTAAGAGTTGTTCTTCATCAGGAACAGAATAATATCTGACTCCATCTATAGTCTCCCTCTCAAGTTGAGGAAGATTTAAATCAACATGATTAAACATTAAAAACCTGCTTCTGTTTTTGCTACGATATACTCTTTGACTAGACCAGATCGAACAATATCGTCAGTTCCAAACTCAATTATATCAAAAGAAGACATTTTACGCAAGATGTTCATAAAGTCAACAATACCATTCCTTTCATTTGCCTTATTCAAATCTGATTGACTTGAGTCACCACAGAAACAAATTTTTGTATTTTCACCAACACGAGTGATGATACTGTCGAGTTCATGAAAATTCAGGTTCTGAAATTCATCAACAATTACAATCGCATTATCAAGTGTGGTTCCACGAAGGAATGATGTGCTCCAGAATTTAATTGATTCCTGCGATTTAAGATTGCCATACAGCATCTCAAAATCAGCATCAGAAGGCATCTGGAACATATACTTTACCATATTCTTATATGGAATTTGATAGATGTCTGCCTTATCTTCATGAGAACCAGGAAGAAACCCAATCTCTCTGGTTGCTACAAGAGACCTGACGAGGTATATTCTCTCATAAGGAGTGTTCTCATCTAATACATCTTTAAGTGCGTTAAAGAGGGTTATAAAGGTCTTTCCTGTGCCTGCACAACCATATGCAATAAGATGCTTTCCTTCTTTATAAGAATCAAACAGTCTTTTTTGATTATCATTAAGTGGATCTATATCTACCAAGTATCCAGAACTTAATGGTTTTTTTCTTTTCATCTGCTTTGTCGTAAGACCAACTCCAATGGGTTGATCATTCGCAGATGCTCTTTTTCTTCTTGCCATTAGATTTTAGTTACTTTAGAACCCGGTGCTTTTGATGCTTTGTTTAAAACTTCATTCCATCCAGGATTTCTTGCCACAAGTTTATCTCTCCATTCACCAACTTCTGCTGGTTTGGGGCAAGTAGATGGATCAGACCAATCACGAATCCAATCACTATTCTCCTCGCACCATTTTGGCCATTCATGAACACTCAGAACTATTTCCTTTTGTTCACCAGTTTCTTTATTAATAATCGGATATGTTGCCATGTTATCAATTCATTATAAAAATATTTAGATCCATTCCAGAGCTTCTGCTACTGTTGGAAACTGTTCTATAAAAACTTTTTTACATGCTTCTGCAATGTCCATGTGCTCTTTTTGAGTTCCATGAGCAGATCTCAAATCAATATAATGCACCCAACTGCGACAAGATCCGCTCATATAGAGTCTTGTAGGAGTTGCTAAAGGAAGCACAAATCTTGCACATTCTTTTGCAATTCCATCAGTAAGCATTTGTTGATATAAATCCATACCTTGTGTAAAATAATCTTGCATCAACATTTGATACTTCTGAACTTTAAATTCATCAATATCATCAATAGAATTCTGACGATTTTTTGTATCTTGCCTACGAAGTTCTGGTAAAGGAATATTTGTACTCAACAAAGAACTATCAGCATATCTTTGAGAAAACTCTTGGAATGTAAAACTCCGATGCCGCAAGATTTGAGCTGCCAGTCCTCTTGTAGTCTCAATCTCAAGAGTCATGAATGACTGCTCAAAGACACTCCAATGTTGATGTTTTACACAATACTTAAGAAGACCAGCAACTTTTGGATTCTCTTGATTGGAGGGATTTGACACTCGTGCCACATATCCCATCATTTTTTCAGCATCAGGTGTAACACTGATCAATTTTACATTCATGCTCCAAATCCTTTTGAGTTCTTTTTATCTATATCAGCAATTTGTTGTTTTACCGAACGCAATTGTGATTTCATTTCTTTGATACTTTCTTCACTATAGAGGTAATCTTTCTCTATCAGTCTTTCAAGCAATTTTACAAGTTCTTTTGCTTTTTTTGTTTCAGTCATTTTCTTCCTCAAAGACTTCATCGTAATCTTCAATATATTCACTATATGGATTATAGTCTACCTTATCATCTCTATCAGAATTTATTTCTGCCTTTAGAGAATCTAAAAGAAGTTCTAAATTACGAATAATCAAGTTAACTCTTTCTTTTTCCATACACAACATTACTTCGATACCATTATAGCATAAAAAAAGAGGGTATTGCA